CCGTTCACAGCTTGAAGTTGGTGAACCAGGGGAACCCGTTGCCGCCGGCGCTGAGCGAGTTGAACTGCCGCGCGGCCACCACCGGCCCGGTCGTGTTGTACGGCGTGAAGGCGGCGGTGGTCCCGGGGCCCCATCCGATCTGCCGCAGCTTGAGCACGAACCCCTCGCCCTTGGTCTGCCCGAGCAGCTGCACCGGCACGAAGTAGACGCGCGAATTGGCGGTGTCGCTCATGAGGTCGGTGGAGCTGATGGCCACCGATGCCCAGCTGCTGCTCGGCGCCCAGGCGTGGTAATAGGTCCGATTGCTTGAGCCGTAGTTGGTCCGCACGCACACGGTTGTGTTGCCGGCGTTCTGCGGCGCCGACTGGTAGGTCATCGGGCTCGATGTCGACGCGAAGTTCTGCACCGTGTTCGAGCCGTAGCTGAAAACGGCCCCGTAGGCGTTGTCCGCAGCGTCGATCACCAGGTCGCCGGCGCCCATCATGTAGGGCGCCGACAGGCTGTGCCCGAATCCGAAGACCACCGCCTCGTCGCTGTCGAAGTAGAACGGCTGGAAGCTGGTCGTGTAGAGCGTGGCCAGCGGCACGCCAGCCCACACCTTCACCGCGCCGGTGTCGTTGCCCAGGATCGTGCCGCTGCTGGCCGTAAGGTTGCTCGGCGTGTCGACGTTGCCGCTCGGGAACCATGCGCCATAAAGGTTGTTGGTGCTGGGCGCGGTGTCGAGGATGGCGCTGTTGCTGCCAGCGGGCGCGCTCGTCCAGACCACCAGCAGGATGCGGCCAGCGCTGGCGTCCTTGCGCTTGAGCACCACGTAGTAGGGGGTGCTGGCGTTGTTGCTGCTGGCGACCTGCCACTTGAAATTGCTATCGCCGCTCTTGCTGTTGACCAGCGTGACGATGTCGTTGATGAGGTTGGCCACCGCCGTGCCGGTCTTGGTGCCCAGGCCCGAGTAGTTCCACGAGAGGGTTGCAGACATGGGTAGGCCTCAGACGTAGGTCAGTTGATACCAGTCGATCGCGGTGTCCTGCGCGAAGGGTTCCGCGGCCTCTTGCACCAGCGTGTTGGTCGGCACGAACACCTGGACGTTCTGCCCGCGGTTGATCTGACGCTCCCAGCCCGAGCCGTTCCAGATCCATGTGCGCGAGCCGAAGGTGTAGGCGTCATTGACCACCGGCGAGGTCGGGAAGTTGATCACTCGACGCGCTCCCAGCCGCTGCCGTTCCACTGCCACGTGCGGCCGTTGAACGTGTAGCTCTGCCCGTTGGTCGGCGAGGTCGGAAAGTCGATGGTCATAGCTCCACCCACTGCGATGAAGTGCCGTCGTTGATGTAGCGGTACAGGATGCCAACGTCCGGGTCGAACCATTCGTCGCCGTCGGCGGGCGAACTTGGCGCGCTGGCGCTGTTCGTCCAGTTGATGCCGCCACCGCCGCCGGTGGCCGAAATCACCTGCTGCCCCGCGCTGTTGGGGGAGATCGTCACGCCAGTGCCTGCCACCAGCGAACTCGCCAGCAGCGCGAGCACCGACTCCACGAAGTCCGCGATGTCGGCCGTGTCAATGTTGAGCAGCGACTTCACCTGCGCCGCCGTCAGTGCTTGTGGTGTGCCCGGACCGCTCAGGTTGGCGTTGCCGATGATCGTCTCGGCAGGCAAGTCGGCCATTTTGGCGAGCGTGACTTGGCCTGCCTTGATCGTCCAGACCGTACCGCCGAACGTGACCTCAATGTCAACGTAATCACCATCGTTGACGTAGCCGCTCCCTCCACCGCCACCGCCACCGCTGGTAAGCGTGATCAACTGACCGTCGCTCAGGAAGACGAAGCCGTCGCTCGATGTGAGCAACTGCGTCAACGGCAGCAGGGCTTGCGCCAGCAGCTTGTACGTGACCGGCATGTGCTGCTCAGCGTCGTTGTAGACGCCCAGATACTGCAAGGCCGGGAACCCCACCTTTACGTACATCGTGGTGGTTGACAGCGCCAGTCCGATCGGCACCGAGACGTTGGTGTACTCAGGCCACTGCGTGAGCCCATCAACCCCGAGGAATACCGGTTCAAACGGGGTGAATGCCGCACCGTTGATAGTGCACACACCCTCACGTTGCACGAGCACGTTGGCGCCAGACACCGCAGCGGCAAGCGCCACGCCGAGCACGGTGTAGATGGTCGTCGGATCGTTCGGATTCGCCTCGGCGCAGGTGCCGGTGCCGTTGCCGTACACAGGGTAAAACTGGCGGATGGCCGCCGACGCGCGCAAGGTCTGCGTCAGCAGCGCGCTGGAGCTCCCGCTGCTCAGCGAGTTCACCACCTGCTGAAGCTGCGCGACTTGGATCTTGAGGGTCTGGATGTCGGCGGCCGATGTCGGGCCCGGCGCCGTGCTCTGCAACAGCGTGACAAGCCTCTCCAGCGCCTCAATGCGCTGGCGAATGGCGGCTACCAACCCGTTGACTTCTCTCGGGTCGACCGTGCGCGCGTTGCCGATACCTGGGTTGCCGAGTGCCATCAGGTCAACTCCAGCACGTCTTCCGCAATCTGTATCTCTCGGATGGTCGAAGTGCCGAGCACCTCGATCTCGACCTTGGAGTAAACGTCAACGGCCGGCAGCGTGAATTCTTCTTCGCTGGTCACTGCGATCTCGTCAACTTGCGCACCGTCTCCGTAAACGCGGAAGAGAATGTTGTCGTAGTCCTCGGCTTTGACCTGAGCGATGAGCATGGTCGACGGATAGGGCAGCAGCCACAGCTTACCCTTCCAGCGATAGGTCATCAGCTGCGTGTCGTCGCCTTCGAACTGCGATATCACGTTGCCTGCGTCGATGCCCGCTGGCGTGGTCGGCGCGATCGGCAGCGAAGGATCGTCTGGCTCGTTGATGTCGTCAAGCACCGTGTAGAGCGTGTCGGTGACCGGGTCAACGTGCGCCGCAGAAGCGTGGAACGGCACCTCGACCACACCGAAGCCGTTGGCCTTCATGTCCAGAGCGTATGCCTTGTAGGTCTGCCCCGGTGTGCCGCTTCCGCCTTGCTCCGGCGGGCGCGCGAAGAGCCAGTAGATGTCGTTGTGCTGCACTGCACGGATCGTGGTTGGGTCCAACGCTTTCCATTGGCGCAGCGTGAAGACCCCATCGGTCAGGTTGCGCACCTGGCCGACGCCTTGCACCGCCATCAGGCCATCGGTGCCGGGGAACACCACGCCAATGTTGGTCAAGTAGGCGAAACCGTACTTGCTCACCGCGGCGTAGGGCACTTCGAACTTACTCATGCTGTACGCCGCCGGATCGTTGCCGGTTGCGACGTACACGAAGCTCTGCGTGCCGATGACCACCGTGTTGTCGACGTTGGCGATGCCCACGATGTCGGTGTCGGTGTTGAGCCGGTACAGCGGCGGCCAAGCGTGCGGCCGGTTCTGCGCAGAGAAGCACAGCTGGTTGCGACGGAAGCCGACCATGATGCCGTTCGGCAGCGCCAGGATGCCCTCCAGATCATCGGGCGGCAGATCCCATCCGGTGCTCTCCAGCACCTCACCGAGTTGAGCGTCGGTCAGCACGTCGTCATAGGTGGCCGTCGCCAGCGGGATCTCCGCGACGAACAGGAACTGCGTGCCGGTGTTGCCGGTGGCCGCGCGGTAGATGCGCTTCGTCGTGATCGCGTAAGCCGCGTCGATCCCCGACGGCACCGCCACGGGTGTGGTGACGGTGACGGTGAGACCGTCCGGTCGGAGGATGGTGGCGCTGGCCGGCGACGGCGCGCTCTCTTCGCCGATGTCGTTGACGAAGGTGTAGACGTAGCTGGTCGCGAGGTTCGCTGGCGTATAGCCAGTGCTGCCGCTGGCCTGCACCTGCACTTGGCGGATGTAGGCGTAGGACGGTGCGCCGAGTTGGTCAAAGGTGCCGTAGGCGCCACAGAAGTCACCGATGGTCGTGCTGACGGTGGTCTCGTAGCTGCCGATGTCCACGTCACCGAGCGTGCGCACGGTAGCAGTGATCGTCAAGGTGCTGTCCGCGTTGGGCACCACCTTGATGTGCATCTTGTAGTACGTATCGGCGTCAAGCGCGAGGCCGGTGGTGTACCCGTTAAAGCTGCCGTACTGCGCCCACGAGCCCGCAATGCCTGCACCGAGACGCCAAGTGGACCCGCTGACGCGCTCGATGATGATCGCCGTGCCCACTCCGGCGCCGTCGCGCATCACCCCGAAGCCCAGCCGCGAACGGCCCGCCACGTTGTTGCAGGCCCAGACGTAGGTGGCTTCGACCACTGAAGCCGTCGCCACTCCGAAGTTGCGCGACAGGAACGTCGGGATCTGGCCGCCCGTTGTGTCGCGCCACTTCAACTGATAGACGGTGCCCGAGCCCCCGAGCGGATCCGCAACCTGGCTGACTTCGCTTTCGTATGCCATGGCTCAGTCCGCGAAGGGTACGAACGGAGAGATCGTCCACGAGCCGTTCAACTGGTCGCCGTTGTCGGTGATGTCGATCGAGAAGGTCGTAGCCGTCGTGTCAACGCCGACGGTCAGCGTCGGCGCGCTATCAGGGTTGGGCACCCCCAGCGGCCGCGTGGTGACCGGATAGGGTTCGCTGCCGGTCGTGGCGAGCGCGTAGTTCGTCCACCGCGGCTGCGCGTACAGCGCTGGCGCGGTCAGGTAGGTCCGGTAGGTGTCATCGCCTGGGATGATGCCGCGCGCCACATCTACGTCGACTCCCCAGGACAGCCACTTGTCCTTGAGCAAGTAGATCGTGCGCACGGGCGCAGCCGTGGCCAGCGTCTTGACGGTGGAGAACTGTTTCCAAGCAGTGAGATCGCCGGTCAGCAGCCGCGCGCCGACCGCGGCTTGCGCAGCGTTTTCAGGCAGCAGATGGCTTGCCAGACGAGGTACTTCACCTCGCGGATTGGAGAGGCTGATCTTCATGCGGCATGCTCTTCTACGCCAACTTGGTGATCACCACCGATAGCGCCGCATTGAGCGATTCTTCGGTGTTGTCGCTGGTCAGCACGAAGGTGCGCACCTCATCGCCTTCAGCGATGTCCAGCACGAACTGGTCCGTCAGCAGGAAAGTGTCACGGCCATTGCCGTTGTCGACGTAGTGCGGCGCACCCTGAGTCCAATCGTCCGGACCACTGCCCACGTCGGATGCGAGCGTGATCAGGTTGACCTGGCCCACCAAGCCGACCGTGGCGCGCGTGGTCACCATCGCTTGATAGAGCCCGGCGCCAGCAAAGGTCAACTCGTTGGTCCCTTCGTTGTACGAGGCGACGGAGGCATCTGCCAGCAGCGACGTGAAGCTCCAGCTGGTCAGCCCGTTGCCAGAGCCGCTGGCCGACAGCGTGAAGGCCATGACCGCGGCAGCGCCGGAAGGCACCTGCGCCGAAGGGTTCTCGGCCGTCGTCACGGTCACTACGTTGCTGTTCTCGCCGGCGCCGCGCGTAGCAATCAACGGATAAACGAAGTCGACAGTGTCGACATCCGGATCACCAAGGTTCGCGCCGTCGGCGCGGAACTGGATGAAGTTGGGGAACCCTTCCGGCGCCTGCGAGGGGAAGCCGTTACCGGCGGGGTTGAAGCCGAAGGCCATGATTCACCGTCCCACGACAAAGGGGCGCGGCCGGGCGCGCATGGAGCCTTCGTTGTAGGCCCTCTGCACCTCGGCCTTGCCGTTGCTGACTGCGGAGTTCCAGACCGCTTCGTACTTCTCGGCCATGCGCGCGTCGCTCCAGGGCTGGCCCGGGATGCGCAGCAGGTGCATGAGCGCTCCGGCCTCGATGCCGCTGCTGTACTTCTTCAGCGGCTCCGCCGGCACCTGCGCCACGCCCTCTTTCGGTTGCACGCAGACGGTCACAAGCACGTTGTAGATGTCGTCCGGAATCGGCCAGAGCGCCACCTGGCCCTCCGGCACGTAGGCGTAGCGCGTCGGGCAGTTGTGCGGCGCGTCCGGATCCCACAGCGTCGAGTCCTGCACCTTCAGCGGGATCGTTCGTTGCGGCGTCACACCGACCGGCTGCGTGCCGCACGACATCGCGCGCACGCTGATGATCTCCAAGTACGGGTCAGTGCCCAGGTCGTAGACCTGGGTGCCGTCGACTGTCTGCCCGGGGATGTTCACCCGCAGCCAGCGCGTCTCGGCGCACCAGTCGCGGTAGGCCTTCACGTAGGCCCGGCGCAGCACCGTGCTGGGCGCCTTGCGCGCCACGAGGGCCACTGAGGCCAGCTGATCGAAGACGTTGACGAAGACGGTCATGCGACCCCCGGCGATTGCGAGGTCTTGGGCGCCAGAGCCACCTGGCCCTGCGACTTGAGGCCGAGCGCGAGACGAGCTTCGTTCATGTACGCCTGGAACTTGCTCAGGTCTTGCCGCTTGGAGTTCTTGGCGTAGGCCAGCGCCAGCATGATCTGCTCGATCGGGTACTGGTAGGCATCCGAGAGCGCGAACGCTTCACCGCTGGAACCGGTTGCCTCGTCCGGAAACGCGCCGTAGGTGGCGCGCACGCTGCCGCTGCCGTCGTTGGGCGGGAAGACGTAGAACTTGCGCGGCACGCGCGGGTCGGCGGCGTAGTTCTCGACCTCGCGCTGCTGCGTGGCTGCTGGCCAGAAGCGGTTCTCTTCCTGCAGCAGTGCGAGATCGGTCTGCGTGACCGCGCGGCCGGAGACCTCGTTGTCGCTGATGTCGATCAGCCCGGTCGCTCCGGCCGGGAGGTCTTGGGCGATGCCGGCGACGAGCGGGATGAAGTCACGCAACGGGTAGGCGTCGAGCTTGAGGTCGCCGCACAGCATGCGCTGTGCCTTGTTCAAGTTGTCGACGTGCTCGGCGCGCGACCAGGTGCGGAAAGCCGTGTCCAGCAACGTCCGGGCGACGTTGTTGATGATCGTCTCGATCAACACGGCCATGCGCTACTCCATCAGGCCAGGTTGCCCGCCTCGGCCGCCAAACGGCGCAGTTCGGCGCGCAGATTGTTGTGGTGCAGGGTCGGGTCCAGGGTGACGCCGTACTCCGTCGCCGCGAAGCCGACCATCTCTTCGACGGTGGCCTTGCCGATGTCGAACACCGGAGCGTCGGCCGCCAGCGCCGGTTCACCGCTCATGCTGCGCAGCCACGCCTGACGTTCCGCGATCGTGGCGCGCGGCGAGCCGGTGAAGACCCGGTACTTCGGGTGCTTGCGCAACGCCGGCACATTCGGCATGAGTCGGCCGTCCTCGACGTGAATCAGGAAGGGGTGCTTCTTGTCTTGAGAGATACGGGCGCGGCGAGCGGCCAGCGCGGCTTCTTGGGCTTCGGTGATCATCGGGTCACTCCGGGGTGATCAATGTAGAAACCGGCGCCACAGGGGCGCCGGCTGGGTGGCACGGACTCCGATCAGGAGCCCGCGGGCGAAGTGCCGGGCGTGTACGCCGGCCGCTTCATCTTGCCCGCCTCGCCGTTCTTCTGGGACGGGCCCAGCGGCTTGTGCGGGTAGCGCGCCTTGGCCTTGCTGCTCGCCTGGGACATTTCCTTCTGGATCGTCTCGGGCGGCACCTTGACCGGGAAGTTGGCCCCGTAGGGATTGCTGGTCTTCATGGATCTGCTCCTGTGTTTGCGGCGGGCAGGATGAGGTGCTCACGCACCCCATCCTACACCGATCAGCCCTTGCTGACCACCGCGGTGCCGACGTAGCTCGGGCCGATGACCTCGTAGCCGAACACCATCAGGCCACGGATGATGTAGCCGAAGTCGCTCGGGTTGTCGATCATCTGGCACTCGACGATCTGGGACGCGAACGTCAGGCCGGCGCTGTGGCCGAACATGACGTAGGTCGCGGGGCCCGGGCTCGTCTGCGTCAGCAGGTTGCGGCTCTGGTAGATCGTGAAGCGGTCGATCTCGCCCACCTTGCCGTTGCGCAGGATGGACACGCCATCACCGGCCAGCGACGCGATGCGCAGATCGGACTTCTTGATCAGGGCGATGAACCACGGCGGCGCCACCATCCAGCGGCCTTCGTCGGACACGTTCTGCTCGTCGAGCACCGTGCCGCAGTCGACGATGAAGTCCACCACGTCGGTCTTGGAGACCGAACGGGGGGTCGTCGAGTCGCCCAGGTTGATGTTGTTCGAATCCGCGCCCGCCGACGGGCCCGAGTTGTCCGCCGACACGTCCGCGGGGATCGTGGTCAGCATGTCGGCGTCGGCCGCGATGCGCAGCTGGATCGAACCGTCGTTGGCGAAGATGTCGGCCAGGTCGAGGTCCGACTGACGCGAATCCACGGTCGACAGGGCCACCGCGAACGACTTGGCCTGGTCGATGGCCAGCGTCACCGAGTTGTTGGTCGGGTACTGCGGGCTCAGGCCCGCGCCGATCACATAGTCGGAGACGGTCAC